AAGGTAACGTCGTTACCGCTATTTTTAACTAGAGCAATAACTCTAACTCCGTCGTACTTCTCTTCACAGTATATGTCAGACCAGTCACTGATTTCGGACTCATTATCAGTTGCCAACATCAGTGAAGGATCTGGGATTAGTTCCTTTCCCATTGCTTTATTGATTGTCTTAGCACCTATACCAATATTCATTCTTTTGGTTAGGACTTTCATAAGCATTTGTCTGATCTGTCTATCCGTATCAGGATCCTCATCCATTTTCATATTAATGAAAGACTCCGCTCTTTCTCTTAAAGAGTCGTTAGCTGCAGGTGCTGATTTTAAGGTTTCAACAAGTTCTACAAGGTCAGACCAATCTAGATTTTTTTCTTCTGAGATTTCGGAAAATTCCAACTTGTTCAATTTAGTTGTAACAAATGGATTGTAGCAAACATCCAGAAAGTACTCCAGCTTTTCACTGCAATTAGCAGAAATAAGAATCTGCTTACCTTTAACTGATCCTTCTCCCGTTAGAGATTCTAGGTCGAGAAATAATTGTAATTCGCGTTTCATATTTTTATCATGTAAAAATAATCAATTAACGCGTTTTGAAAAAAGGATAGAATACTAAATCTATTCTGGTGATTCTCCAGCTTTTTCAGCTTTTGCTTTCTTCTTAGCTTCTTCCTCAGCTACTATCTTTTCGGCCTTGAGGTAATCATTATTCTGCTTATACTCGTCCGGGGATAAACCAAGGTATCTTCTAACCAAGAAATCCTTACTGAAGTAAGATTGCTCTTCCTCCCCAACCTTCTGCTTCAATTCAGACATACCATTAATAAAGGTAATCCTTTTGGTGAGGTTAGCTAATTTAACAAAATCCTGGAATTGATTTTCCTTATTGAAAGTTATACCCAAATTAGATTTAAACTGCCTATCCTTCGCCAATTCAGGGTAATCCAATATCATCTGAATGTACAAGGGCTTCATCATTATTTCTTGAAACGTAGCTCTATTTCTAGATAGGAATTTTTCATATCTAATCTCGTCTCTTTCTAACTGATCTATACCCACGCTATAATTAGATGCTGGTGCACCTCTAAATGCAAATCTTGCATAAGGTATTTTAGAATCCATCTTAAGTCTATTATAGAAGTAGGTAACGCTTTCCATTACATTAAAATCAGGACCACTTGGATTCAAAGAATCAATCTGTGGGGTTTGTCCATTCTTATCAGGGAAAAGATAATTCTTATAGAACTGAATCTTAGGTCTTCCATTGATTGTCATTTCCCCTGAGTTATCATCTATCTCGATTTCCTCTTTATAATTGGACATTAATTGACCAAGCGTATTTAAAGCCTTTTGCGGGGATTGGTTACCAACCGGGATAATGAACTTCAAACGGTATGATGCATTCATTACGTTCCAGATAATTCTGGTATTCTCCATTATACGCAAAATATTATATGAGCGTATTAATTTTTCAACATAGGAAACTCTGGAGATTGTATTACCTTTAGCATAGGATATGTAGATAACCTGCTCGTTGGTAAGTACTCTTCTCATATTGTTATCATTAGGATACTGAACCCAGTGTTGCTGGAATGACCCATCAGCATTCTTTTGGGTTTGTGGCTCTAATGAGGTCGGATCTAGCTCTTTAAATCCAACTATATTTTTAGCTTTATCGTCATAAACAATCTCAAAAGCAAGGAATCCTTCAACCATAAATTGTCTAAAATATTGCCATGCTGTGATACCATTCTGAAACCCTAGAAGCATGTATATTTTTTTGAAATTGTCGCTAATCGAATTAAGCACCTTTTCCTTCATGGCTACACCTTGTAACGTTGGATATGCAATGAAATTTCTATCATCAGAAACTATAGCTTCATCGCATATAGTATCGAGTATAAATTCTATCTCTCCGTTAAGTGAGAATTTTCTAAGAAAATCTACCTTACTTCCATAATCCTTATCGAAATAAGCAATATACTTTCTTGTCTTGATATCCTGATATCCAACCGTCCATCTGAATGCTTCATTGTCGGTAAATCCGGTATCTTCCTGATTATAGAATTGTGATTCTACTCTTCCGATAGCTTGAGAGTTGTTAATGACCATGTCATCATATGCCATCCCGAGTTTTCCAACCCGTGTCAATGTTTGGTATATTCTATTGAATACGCCACCTCTTCCTGTGTTTTGATCTACAAATCCTGCCATTATTCTGGTGCTGTTTCAGTTGGTGTTGCTGGTTCTGCAGCTGGAGCGGCTGCTGCTTGTGCAGCTGTTGTTTCTGCTCCCTCTTTTTCTAACTTAGCTTTTTCCTTAGCTATTTTTTCCTTGGTACTTCTATTTTCTTTTAGATCATCCTCAGATAGACCAAGCATATTCTTCACTAGGAAATCAAGAGAGAAGTAGGGTCTTTCAAAATCATCTAATAGACTAGCCATTGCAACAACCCCATCTTTTTTCTTAGTTATTACTTCTATCTCCTGGTTCAGTCTAAATGGATTCTCCGTTACGTAGCTTATACCGAGCTGACTTTTAAAAGCAAAGTCTTTCTTTAAAGCCGGGTATTTTTCGCACAGTTGAATCCAGAGGGGCTTAACCATCATATCCTGGAAATTAGATCTTAATCGATTAATGAACTTACCAAATCTGATCTCGTCCTTATCTAGTCCTTCCGCTCCGTTTACATAGGCTCCTTGCGGTGTAAAATCTGGACCGCTAAATCTCGAAACTGGAACTTTGGATTCTTCTATGAATTTTTCCCAGAAATATTGTAATGGTGTTGTGTCACTTAGATTAGGTCCCGAAATGTTTACTGGTTCAATGGTTGGTGTCCCGTTTGTACCAGAAGGCATCATATAGTTCTTGTAAAACTGTATTTTAGGTCTTCCATCAACAAATAGCTCGCCTGAGTCATTATCAAATCTGATATCCTCCTTATAGATAGACATTAGTTCTCCTAATGTCTGCATTGCTTTTTGCGGAGATTTAGAACCAATTGGTACGGTCATCTTTAATCTGAAAGATGCATTCATAACAGACCAGATAATTCTGGTATATTCCATTATTCTTAATACGTTATAGGGTCTAATTAATCTCTCAACGTAGCTTATTCTAGAAACCGAGTTTCCTTTAGCATAAGAAATATAGATGATCTGCGAATCGTAAAGTACCCTTCTTTTCTTATCATCATCCGGATACTGAACCCAAATGTTTAAAAAGGTCCCATCCAATTGCTTTTCTACGCTAGGCTGCAGTGTTGTCGGATCTAATTCCTTAAAACCTATTATTTCCTTTCCCTTATCGTCATAGATCATCTCAAATGCTAGAAATCCTTCAACCAGAAACTGCCTAAATAATTGCCAAGCACTTATATCGTCATTGAAACCCCATACATCATACAGCTTATTGTATGTGGTATTGATGTCATCCAACAATTGCTTTTTAGAATCAGTAAAATTAAGGAAAGATGGATATGCAAAGAAGTGTTTAGAATCGTAGGTAATTGCTTCATCAGCAACAAGATCCAATAGATAATCTATCTCTGAATTTAAAGCAAATTTTCTGAGAAATTCTCTTTTACCCCTATAATCCTTATCAAAATACGAGATGTATTGTTTTGTCTGTGTATCTTGTTTTGCCAGAGCGTAAAGAGTTGTCTCGTCTTCGATTGGATTCTTTTTCAAGAATATCGCTTCTGTTGCTCCGATCGCCTGGGAATTTTTAATCACCAGATCGTTATACCTCATACCAAAAGAGGATAAGCTTTTTACGCTATCCCTAATCCTTTGTATGATCGGTGCTTGTTTTGAATCATCAACGAAACCTGCCATTATAGTTTTAACTTAAATTGTAGACGTAAATGATTTATTTCTTTCGTCCATAGTTACTATATATCAAATTTAAAGTGGACCCTTCAATCCTGGAGAGGTTTAAATATGGTATCTTAATCCAATCATCAGGGCTAATAAATTTAAATCCTGGTATGTATTGGACTTTAAAACCATAATAGGCCGATTCAAATCCGCTTCCGTCGAATATTCTTTTTGCAGAATTATAAGAGAGTTTAGATGAAGTTGATTCGATAGATTCAGTATTTGCTTTGTCGTCCTTCATATCATATCCCAAGACTTTAGAATATGTGCTAAGTATATTTGCTCTCTCCGAAAAGGGTACAAGATTTAGATCTATACCAAAGATTGTATTGCGTGGGGAATTTGATGGTATTGGTAAAAGTATCAATAAAGGCCTTCTGTCTATAAAATCTCCATCGAATTTAGGATCAAATTTAGGCTTGTACTCAAATGAATAGATTGATCCTATTTTTAAATTGGGCCAAAAAGAATCAGCACCGGATTCAAAATAGCTCAGGTTAAATGAGTTATTGGTTGCAGAAAAACACTCCTGCAGTGTTTTAAAACTATTCCGGTATTTCTGTGCTGAATCGTCAAATGAACTCATCTATTCTGAAAAAGGAATTTTTCATCAACTACCTTAAATTGGAATCCCCTTTTTTCAGCCCAATCTTTAGCTGCCTGGAATTTACACATATTAACTATCCAGGTTCTCATTCTATCGTTATGAGCTTTTAGCGATTTTGCAGTAGTGCGGGTTGATTCAAGGACGGGTTTTATCGTTTGTTTTTGCGGTTTTACCTCAAGAATCATTTCATCCACCTGTCCATCATGTTTTTCAACTTTAATATAAAAATCGACATAATATGTATGGATCTTTTGATCCAGTTTAGAATAATATGGAATACCAATTGGTTCGGAACTCCATTTTATTATCTTATCATTCGTATCACAGAAATTGCAGAATCTAGTTTCCCATGAGCTCCTGCAAATAATATTATTTACGTCGCCGATGTATTTATTAGGATTCTTTGGCGAAAATTGGCCAGAGATGAATCCACCGCTAGGTTTTACTTTCTTGATTGACATCACACATTGTATGTATTGTCGTCGCCTGTAATGTAACTAAAAGGAATTGTTTTTGGTGAATTTGGTGGATGTATTTTCTTCCAACCTTTTGCAAATCCGTTCTTTGCTATCTGTGTGAAGTATGCAAATGGATTGTCTGATTTATTAGGATCAAATCTGTCCCAGTATTTACAAAGATCTTCTAAAGCAAATGCTATGCAATCGTCCTTGTCGTCCTGATCCTTGTAGGCCATTTTTCTAGAGATACCATCCGTCATGAGCATGAACATACCGACAGTTTCTCTGGTAAGCTGTCCATTGGATTTTGATTCTTTTATTGCGCGAAGTAGATCGGCATTCTTTACGTATATTTTAGCCATTGCTTTCCTTTTTTAAACAGAATTGTCCGGCTTTATTAAAAAACCGGACAATTCATTATAGTCTATAATATTTTCTAAGTTTCAAGCCTTTATATCCTCTTTTCCCGTTGAGGATAAAATAGGTTTTCCGTCTGGCGCTTTTGCAAATTTTCCGATCGTTGGATCTACGAAAGCCTCACCTGGCTTGTTCTGATCCGGACCCGAAGGTGCAACTGCAAAGTTCCTACTTAGTTTTTTTTTACGTCGTCGTTTTCGTCCAGATTGTATCCCATCTCAGCATTTACCTTGATGTCTACGTCTCCTTCTGTACCAGGTGCTGTAGCTAAATTGTGACCCTCAAGATCTTCAATGTCTTTAGCTCCTGATTTATCTTGTGAAGCTGCCTCTGGTGCTTCAGCTAATTGCTGATCAGTTTTTGCAATTTCAGCCTTTTCGTCCAGATTGTATCCCATCTCAGCATTTACTTTGATGTCTATATCACCTTCTGTACCAGGTGCTTCAGCTAAATTTTGATCTTTAAGATCTTCAATATCATTAGCTCCTGATTTGTCTTGCGAAGCTGCAGAAGGTGCAACTGCCATTTGAGATGCGTCTGTAGCAACTGCTGAAGCCTCTGCTAAGTTATATCCCATTCCGTCAGCTACTTCCATCTTCTTGCTGTGTGCGTCGCCTGGAGCATCAGCCAGATTGTGATTAGTTAAATCCTCGATATCTTTTTTAGCAGCAGTTTCTTGTGTTTTGCTTGCTGGAGCATCTGCTAAATTTGGATTCTCCTTAGACAATTCATTAGATTCTCTTAAGTTGTATCCAATTTCTTTATTTGCTTCAAAATCTACATCTGGATTCTTTCCATCAGGTGCAGTAGCCAATTGAGCTGCTTTCTCGTTCTTAACGTCGTTTTTAGATCTTTCAGCCTGAGCAGCTATGCTTTTAGGAGCTTGTGACATTAAAGATTTAGCCTTCTTCTCGATAGTAGTATCCTCTTTAGTAGCTTTTTCCTTGTCAGGAGCAGCAGCGAAAGTTGGCTGTTGAGCTTCTTTCACTTCTTCTTCCCCATTATTATCATCGGTTTGCTCTGGGTTAGACTCAGGATTTTCGTTAGCTGCTAACTCATTCTCATCTTCAGCTCTTTTTATAGCTGATGACATATCTTCGATCTCATCCATTCTATATTCGCCAGTTTTACCAGCGTCCGTTAGGATTACATAAGATCCAGAAGAAGAATCTATTGAGATAACCTTACCGGAATCTCCAGATTCTTTAACACGAACTGCATCGCCAATCGCGTATTTTCCTTCGTCCAATAGGATTTCTTCGTATCCATTTTCGAATAACTCCAATTCAGAATTGATAGCTGACCATTTCTCTTTAAGAACGTCTAGCTCTTTTTTCAATTGGTTGTAAGCAGTTTTGATCTGTGTTGAAGATTCGTAAAGAGGATTAGAAGCCATTATGGTTTCAAGTTTCTTAACTTGCTCTTCTATTACTGTCATATTATCAAGGACCTTTTTGCGGTCGTTGATCATGATTGCTTTCATTTTGTTCTCACCTTCTAAGAATTGGCTTAAACCTTCTGAAATATCAAATTTCAATAGATCATGAACAACTTTCAAAGCTTGAGATCCAGAAGTTTTCAAGAATGAATTTTCTCTCATTCCCTCATTTACTCTCTGAACATAGATTTGATTCTTCCATTTCAAAAGGTTAACATAAACACCTTCATATAATCTAGAAGAAATATTTTTAGCAATGTCCAATTCAACGATTTTATCGAATGACTCATAAACATTAATAACGTCTTTAGCTATCGATGAAGGATTTACACCGCTTTGAGATGCAAGCTCTACGTGTAGGATACGTCCCAATTCAACAGAATCTTTAAATCTCAAAGGTGAGCCGTTCAAAATAACTGATGCACCATCATTTGATTC